AAGAAGAATTATATTCTGCTGGGCGTTCAGAACACACTGATTTATATACATCTGGAACAGGTAAATTCCTGTCAAAATTACAATAATGAATGACTGTAGAATAAATTAACTCCTCCATATCTCCACTGGAAACAACCGGATACTTAATCCCCGTAAATGGAGAATGATATAATGAAGGTGCTTTGGTTAAGGTATTTAAGTCATTAATAATTGCGGATAATTGTTTGACGGTTTTAATACCAACGTTAATGTTCTCATCTTCATTATTAAAATATGCGATAGGATTAGTTAAATTGGTTTCATTACAACACGCATTTTCTAAGAAAGGTAATTGAGAAGATGTCTTAAGTAGTTGGTCTTTATTTCGCACAATATGATTGATGTATTCAATAATTCCATATCCGAATTGTGCGATCCTACTTTTTAAAACAGAAATAGATTTATATTGGTCGGATTTACCATATCTCAATAATTCAATAAAATCTTTTTTAAATTCAGTGCTAACATTTCTGAGAGAGTTAACAATAGAGAATTTAACGACAGGTGGCATAAAATGCTTCCATTTCTCAATATTGTGTTCTTCTGGAATAACGATGTCAGGATTCAATAGAGTGTATTCGCGTTTTTTAACATACATATCAGAAATATCATTACGTTTTAACACGTGTAATTCAATCATACTTTGAATACGTTTAGTTAATGCGGCTTGCTCGTATTTTTTAATAGCAGTCCAAGGAGAAATCTGGCTTTTAATTTTGTATAAAACACACGCAATATACTTGATACCAGTTATATCTTCAATTCCACTCATTGGAAAACCACCAAACGAACGAACACATCCAGGGAAGGTTTTCTTTGGTTTAAATGAAGGAACTGCGGTTTGTATAGCAACAAGTAAGACAGAAGAAATAATAATAATAATGGTTTCATTGTAGTATTTCTGATAGGGTCCTAATGATTTACCCTTCTCCTTTTCCATTTTTTTAGATTTTCTATTATAGGTTTCTTCTTTCATAATACTTTTCTCAATTATTTCGTTAGATGTTCTCATAACAAACTCTTCAATAGAATCGACATTAATATCAATATTAGACGCAATTGTAGAAAAAACGTTATATATCGTTTCCGAAAGTTGGTTTTCAAATACACGCTGTTTCTTTTTACCGATAGATTCTAATACAACATTTCCCAAATCCTTTTCCATAATATCATTGGATGTAATACGGAAACCACTTTCATCAAATCCTTCTTCGCTACTGAAATCTATTTTACGGAGAACATAACCACTGTATTTATCTACAATTGAATCTCCGTCATCACTTAACATACCATTAGAGTGACATAATTCCTCTAATTTTTTATTATAATCTCCCCCATTAATAAATTCATCCGCTAATTCTGATAAAGAAATTGGGAGCAATTTAGTATTGGTGTCTTTACAGTATAACCACGCGTGATGTTCGCTTAATTCAGTTACTAGTGGCGAACGACAGTATTTTCTCACAAAGATAATGATATCCTGTTGTTTCTTGGTGAAATTGTCTTGTCCTAATATGAGGTCACGTAACTGTAAATGGGGTGACATAATAACTTCATTATCGCTAGCTAAAGTGCCAATCATATAAGCCAGATTATTCGCTTTATAAAGTTGGATGTCTTTTAATACACGTGATTTATTAAGCATTTTCAAATGATATGCGATGTTATCCTCTAATTTTTTTTCTAGTTCATCAACCGATATTTCATATCTCTTATCAAATTCATTAAGTAATCTTTCACGTGTGTTTTGTTGAAATCTGTTCTTGGCGTTGTCGGTTGTTTCACATACACTATTCTTCTGATTTTTATAACAATCACGACTGATATTACAGAACAATGTATTTGTGTCGAGAAACGCTTCATTTTCGATTGAATTATCACTAACCCAATTATCCTTAACACGTTTGTAATACGTAGTTTTCTTACGTATATCTTGTTCTATTTCAACGGATTCCCTTTCTTTATCAGATAATGATTCAATATTCCTTCCGTCGTCTAATGTAGGTTTAATTTCTAGCATAGCGTATTCTCCATCTGATACTAATTTCTTACCAGTAATAATAGTAGTAGCCAGTTCTTTTGCTATATCTTCGGGTGCGTCGTGTTTATGTATAAGGTTCTCAACAAAAAATTCATGAAATAATTCGGGAACCATTTTTTTCTCCTCATCTTGGTATTTCTTTAAAATGTGATAAGGAGTATCGTCAAGTTCGGTGTCATAATATACTTCATCATTGTTATTATCTGTTTGTAAGTCTTTCATTGATGTGTATTTTTTGGTTAAAAATCGTCTGGTGCAATCCGCTGCTTTAATCCTTTCATTATCCGTCATTTCATCTATATTTGGTTTATTGATAACATCACTCAGATTTTCCGGTGTAATAAGTGATATTAATATCGAAACCATTAAATTAGTATATAACTTACTATTGTCGCTATCATTAATGTGAAGTAATACTTCTTGAGGTGTAAGTTTGTTATTAGCCTTATCATTAGAAAGTAAGTGATAATTTTGATAAAATGGTTCGGTCATATCGCGGTTAGACGAAATTAAGTTTAAAATAGTATTGTCACTAAATGGTGTGCTATCGTATTTAGCATTGCGAATATAATTAAATTTCTTAGTTTTCTGGATTATGCTTTCCTTAATTTCTTTAATTCGTTCTCTAACAAGGAATTTAATTTGACTATACTGTTTAAAATTAATGTCATCTGAATACACTGCGAAAGGTTCTAATTGCTCTACAAATCCTAAGAATGAAATCTTATTTTTCACGTATTTTCTTACGGTTTTAATAAAGAAGTGTGTCTTAGGTATAATGACATCTAAGAATTGTTTAAATTTATTATCATCATAAGAATCCCGTGACACATCATTTCCAAGTATGAATTCTTGTATTCCTGATAAAAATTCCATTTTTGTTTCGGCTTCCATCTTCTCATAATCAAGCTCCTTAGATAGATCATTGATAACGTGGGGTATTATCTCGCGGTTTTTTCTTAACAATTTAAAAATAGAAGTATATTTCTCATGTAATGTAGATTGTCGCAAGATATTTGTATTTGGTAAATCCATAGTAGAAAAACGAATAACCGGTTCTGGCATCATAATAACTGATTTAATTGTCATATTATCACTTTGTGTCATGGGTTTTCTTAGATACACAGATTTACCGGCTTTTAAATCAACCTTTTCAACATTCGAAAGTCCAAGATTGTATCGTTGAATAATAAACTGTTTAGTGACAAAAGGTTGTTTTCTGTTACCAAATACAGTAGAATTAAACTCCCCAAAATTATCAACAATAGCGTCAATATTCCCAAGCACTTCTTGATTGTGAAGATATTCACTAGAATTATTTGGTTTAGTAAATGATGTTAATAACGATGACGTGCGAATATTCAATTCAGTATATGTTAACGATTGGTCTGTATTTTTTCGGTGAAAGTAATTGTCTTGGAGTTGCTGCAATTGTATTAAATCCTTATTGTCATCGTTCATAATAACATCATCAGGTTCAACCATATCTTCAGGAGAACAAATAAATTTCTTATTAGCAACCACAGGTACCAACCATTTAAGCTGCGCGTCAATGTTTACAATTTTATCAACAATTGGCTTATAGTAAGTTCCTTTAGTATTGACGTCATATACATTTTGATTACTATCAAACTTAGAAAATGTATGTCTTAGTTCTTTGAAGCGTTCAATGAGTAAATGAATATTATTCATAACACGTAATGAACGTTGACTGTTAGGAATAGTAGACAATAGTTCATCTACCATATCATTAACTTGCTCTTCTACACTATAACGTCGCTCTGACTCGGGTATTTCTACAACTTGTTCTAATGCTTCTAAACTTTCTCCAAATATGATAGAATTGGCATCAATATATAGATTGTGAAGTGTTTCACGAACATTTTCATCAAACTTCCCGTCTTCAGGAACCTGAATAACTGAATCTCCTGTGTCAGTAAATTCCATAGTAGCAGTATCTTCTTGTTGAAAATTCTCTGGCTCAAATATTTCACCTTCTTCTAACTCTTGTCTGACAATAGCGAGAGAAGGAACATTTTTTAAAGAGTCAGGTTTTGTGCGTATCACAATTCGCTCAATGGGAATATTTTGAGGAAGTCCCTTATATCCAAAATTTAAATATATGGTTTTAATCTCTGGAAATGTAGTAATTTCAATCATATCCTCTTCTAAATTTGTAATTTCACCAGTAATGATAGCTGGAATTTCTCCTCCAAAATGAATATCGACCCAAGTTTTAGGTAATAAGTTATTTTGTCTTGAATATCCTTTCTCATCACTTCTATTAAGTAAATGAAGTTCAGTTATAGATTCATCACTTAATGCCCCATCTTCAGTAATATTCAAAATATGTGTTTGACCCGTAGACGTGCTTATAATAGAAATCTTACTATCATCAATATAGGTTATTAACCCAGTCATTTCGTGAATGTCATTATTTGCCGGAGCCATTATTTCTACAATATCTCCTAATTCTAACTGAATAGAATGACCGTTGTTGGTTGTATTCCCGTTAAGTGATGTTTCTTCTATTATAGTATCAGTGTCGTTTGTTGTTTCCATTATAATATAATACTAAAATATATATTATGTATCTAAATTATATTACATACAAAAGTTATTTCGTAAACAAAATAGATAAAAACGATTCCATATCTAATTTAATCAGATATGGAACTAACATCCTCATTATCGGGCGTTCGTCTGGATATAGAATTGTTGTCAAATAAGAATACAATAAAACGATTAGTAAAATATGATGATTTATATTATTATACGTTCTGTTATGATAAAGATGTATTATGCTATAATGATAATGAAACTAGACTATACCGAATGGTAGTTATTTCATATCCAGAAAACCAATTACTAAGTTACTCGCCACCAAAGTCAATGGGATATAATACGTTCCATAGTCTTTATCCAACCATAACACCCAACATTCAAATAAGTGAATACATAAAGGGGACTATGATAAATTTAATGTATGATGATAGATGTAATAATTGGAGGGTAGTATCACCGTCAGATGAAAAAAAGACAAATATAATAAGTAAATTTAAATCCGCACTTCATATAGACGAACAAAATAGAACACCTATATTGGAATATCTATCAAAAACCCTAACATACACATTTATTTTAAAGAAAAATTATAACAAGGTTACCCAGGATATAGATAAATTTTATCTGATATCGGTCTATGAAATACAAAATAACACTATAAAATACATACCAAATACAGACTATGAGAACAATAGTTTTCTACGAGATATAGAAGGTATAATTTATTTCCCTCGCAAGTATAATTTAGATAGTTATAACGATATACACGATATACCAGACGACATAGATGGTTATTTAATAACAGATTTAAATACAGGACATAGCACAAGAATAATGAATCCAGATACAATAATCCGAGAAACAATAAATACAATTAATCCATATTATGCATACGAATATTTCTGTGTTCGTCGCATTAATAAATTATATGAATATAATAGAATATATCGGAAAACCAGGGATATTCGTCATACAATTCATAGTGAGTATGAGAAAACAATAACAATTTTACATCAGCATTATATGAATAAATTCATTTTCAAAACGAAATCAATATTACCAGATAAGTATATCACGCATGTTAATTTTCTACATACTAATGTTTACATTCCTTCTTTGAAGAAGAAAAATAAAGAAAAGATTACACGAACTCGCGTAAAGGAATATTTACATTTATTAAATCCATCCGAATTATTAAGTTTATTATATCAATAATCCTTTTACATGCTGGAATATACAGCAGAGATTTTGCTAAGATTTTGAATATACTTCATACAATGGTCTCTATTCTCATCATTCATAGTACGAACGGGTTCGCGGATCTTGTCAATCATTCTCATGATTTCACCTGCGTTAGATACAGACTGAAGATCTTGTGAGTAATCTTTATCAAAAAAGAATGCGATGTCGCCCGCGTCAATAATCTGTTGATAAGGCATATAAACCTTCTGATACCACGCCTTTACAATTAAAGAAGGATTTGCCTTTTTGATTGTTTCAAATGACGTTTTCGCCTTTGAAATATCTTGGTTTGCAGGGTATATCCGAATAATATCATCAAAAAACTCAATGAGATGTGTGTTAAAAGCGCGACTAAGAGTGGATTTATCAGCCATAGTATTATATTAAACAAAATAGAGTAGTATTTATATTGTTTTAGTTACTAACTTGTTGTCCGAATGGTTGCTTGTTTGGCATAATTTGATTAATATCGTCCATCCGTTTTTGTTGTAATGAATCAATCGTAACACCATTAGATACTTTATCTGGTTTATATGTGTCATCAGGGGTTTTTATTAAATTCATACTATCACTTACTGAAACATAATTATACATTTGTCTATTTCCCCCACTGCCTTTTGCGCTTAATTCATCAGGAGACATATCATACATTGTGTACTGTTCCGATGTAATATTTGTCCCACCAGATGAGCTTCCTAAATGAAATGATACAGGTTCTCCATTAAAATTAGTAGCTATATTGGCTTGTTGTTTAATATCATTATGAAAAAATTTAATAATCTCATCTCCGTGTATAATACGATAATTGTCCTTAATCAATAATAATGCGGGGACACTGTGTATATTGGGAGGTAGAACTACCTTTCCGCCATTTTCAAGAATAATATATGTTTGATTTGTTTGTTTGTCGATTTGACGTTTGTCAATACATATAAAACTGACTTTATCACTTAAATTCCCTTTAACAAGTGTTTGTAACACTTTTTGAGAATGAGTGCAATAATTACTGTAGTATAAAATATCCATGGTCTATATATTTTATACTAAATATTTGTTTATGCGTTTCCTACGCACATTGAGTGTAAAAGGCGATTTTGGAAGTAGAAAATGGCGTAACCAATAGCGACAGTTACCATTTGGAAGTAGAAATCAAGTCCTTTACGCTGGGAGATACCAACCATAAGAGAAGTTAATACTAAAAGGGCAAGAAGGAAGAATCCTAACATAGAAAGAAAGTAGAAGTAAAGACAATAGTCTTTACCAAGAGGGCCGAAAATAGATTGAAGAAAGGTATCCATAATTATACACTATACAAAGAAAATAATTTCAGAAGTTACTAAAAATATTATAAGAAAAACTGTATAAATATATACGCCCATTTTATATAACCTTGTTATGGATAATTCTACAGTATGGAAATTGATGGATAAGTATTTTCAAGACAATCCTCAAAGTTTAGTAAGACACCATACCGAATCGTATAACGATTTTTTCAAAAATGGTATTTTTCAGATTTTCAAAGAAAAAAATCCATTGCGTATAAGAACCAAGTTTGACGAGAAAACAAATGAATATCGTTCACAATGTATAATGTATTTTGGTGGGAAAGAAGGTAATAAAATATATTTTGGAAAACCAGTAATATATGATGATAATAATTCACATTACATGTTTCCAAATGAAGCCAGACTAAGAAATATGACATATGGTATGACAATTCATTATGATATTGATGTGGAATATATTGATATTTTAGACGATGGTACTGAACCAACATTAGTAGGTCCAGATGAATTATTCAAAGGAGGACAATATGAAGACGAAACTACATTTAAAAACTTTAAAGAAAACTCTGAAATGAATACAGAAACGGAGGGGGATGAAATGGTCGGTGGGGCACCAAAACGACGAACTAAGCGCACTACACAAGAAATATCAACTGAAGAGACAGCATTAATTCGTGAATTAACAGAGAAATCATTGGTTAGTTCAAATAAACAAGTGAGAACAACCACAATTGAAAAGGTACTATTAGGAAGATTTCCTATTATGGTTCAATCCGATTATTGTGTATTATCCGGGTTACCAGCGGATGTACGTCACACTATGGGTGAATGTCGTAACGACCACGGTGGTTATTTTATTATAGATGGAAAAGAAAAAACAGTAGTTTCACAGGAAAAGTTTGGTGATAATATGCTGTATATAAAAAAATCAGGGGATGATAAATATTTATATTCAGCCGAAATTCGCTCTGTTTCTGAGAACGTATCAAAACCCATACGAACATTATCTGTAAAAATTATGGCTCCCACCCCATCATATACCTTTAAAAACATAGTGGTAAATATACCAAATGTAAGAAAAGCGGTGCCTTTATTTATTGTATTCCGTGCTCTTGGTGTAATCTCAGACAAACAGATAATAACATCTTGTCTTTTAGACATTGAAAAATACGAGCATTTGGTAGATTTATTCATACCATCAGTCCACGATGCTGGAGGTATTTTGACTCAACGCACTGCTTTGAAATATATAGCATCTCTAACTAAGGGTAAAACTATTTCACATGCACAGGAAATATTAGCCGATTATTTCTTACCTCACGTAGGAGAAACCAATTATGTAGACAAGGCTTATTACCTGGGTTATATTACTCATCGTTTATTGTCAGTGTATACAGGCGTAGATGAGCCAACTGACCGTGATAATTTTAAATATAAGCGTATCGAGTTAGTAGGTTCTTTAATGTATGACTTATTCCGTGAGTATTACAACTTGCAATTACGTAAGGTCCATTTAGATTTTGAATCAAAAATTACGTTTAATAAAGCTATGTATGAAGATAATTTACAAGCGTTAGTCGAACAGAATTATAAAAATGTATTCAGTGATAAAATAGTAGAAGATGGTTTCAGAAAAGGTTTTAAAGGAAATTGGGGAGCTCAAACACATACAAAACGCATTGGTGTAATACAAGATTTAAATCGCCTTTCGTATAATTCAGCATTAAGTCATTTACGTAAGACAAACTTGCCACTTGATTCAAGTACAAAACTAATCGGTCCTCGTGTATTACATAGCACTCAATGGGGTATGTTTGACCCAATTGATACTCCAGATGGTGGAAATATTGGTATCCATAAACATATGGCAATTACCGCATACATAACTCAAGGTGTATCTCGTGAACCTATGATTAAATGGTTACGTGAGAAGGCAGAGATGAAATTATTAGAAGAATGCACTCCTTTGGCTTTATCAAAAACAACCAAGGTAATTATAAATGGATTATGGGCTGGTATTGTAAGCACACCAAACGAAACAGTTGAAAAGTTACGTTTATATCGACGTAATGGATTGCTCCCAATATATACAAGTGTTTCTTTTCAAATTTCACAAAATACAGTATTCATTTACACTGATGCTGGACGCATATGTAGACCTATTTTCTATCGTGACCCTGAAACCAACAAGATGTCATTTGATAAAAATAGTGTAAAGAAACATCTGGACGAAGGTGATTATTCTTGGAATGATTTAATTTCAGGGTTTAACAAAAAAACTGTCAAAGACTTTAACCCAAATGATTATAAAATGTATGAATTATCCGAATTGTATGACAATATTAACGGGGAAACCGCACCATCTCGTATAAAACGATTTTTAGAAGAGAAGGCAATAATTGATTATATTGACACAAATGAAACAGAAAATTCATTAATCGCGGTAAATCAAGAAGAATTAGAAGAAAGTAATAAGGACAAACACACTCACTTAGAAATCCACGAATCATTAATATTTGGAACAATGGCAAACGTCATTAATTTTCCTGAGAATAATCCAGCATCACGTAACTCTTTTTCGTGCGGTCAAAGTAAACAAGCTTGTTCTATGTATCATACTAATTATCAGGTAAGAATGGATAAAACCGCGGTAGTATTATCTTCCGGTCAAATACCATTAGTAAAGTCTCGGTATTTAGATTATATTAACAAAGAAGAGAATCCTTATGGTGAAAATACGATTGTGGCTATTATGTGTTATACTGGATATAATGTAGAAGATGCTATTTTAATTAATGAGGGTGCTCTAAAACGTGGTTTATTTCAAACAACATACTATTCGACATATGAAACTCACGAGGAAATTAGTAAGGGAGGAGAAGAAACTACTGAAAAAACATTTACGAATATCGAATCTGAAATTGATATAGTTGGAACAAAACCAGGATATGATTATAGTAAATTAGATAAGAACGGTATTGTCAGTGAAAATACTGAATTAAATGATAAAACCGTATTAATTGGTATGACAACTCGTAGTTCTTCTCAGGACAGTAAAATTGTAGACGCGTCAAAAACTCCAAAGAAAGGACAATTAGGAACTGTGGATAAAACATTTATTACTGAGGGTGAAACTGGTAATCGTATTGCTAAGGTTCGTGTTCGTGAAATCAGAATACCTAACTTGGGTGATAAAATGGCATCTCGTGCCGGGCAGAAAGGAACAGTGGGATTAGTAATTCCCGAGAGTGATATGCCATTTACCCGTGACGGAGTTCGTCCTGATATGATTATAAATCCTCACGCTATTCCATCTCGTATGACTATAGGGCATTTGGTAGAATGTATAGTGGGAAAGGCATCATCTATATATGGTGGATTTACAGATTGTACTGCTTTCAATAATAAGGGGTCAAAAATTAAGGTATTTGGAGAAATGTTATCCAATGTTGGTTACCATTCAAGTGGTAATGAATTATTGTATAATGGTATGACCGGAGAACAAATTGAAAGTGAGATATTTATGGGTCCTAATTATTATATGCGATTGAAACATATGGTGAAAGACAAGGTGAATTATCGTGCCCGCGGACCCAATACCCAACTAACCCGCCAACCAGTATCTGGTCGCGCGAATGACGGTGGTCTTCGTATAGGAGAAATGGAACGCGATGTTGTAATTTCTCACGGAGCAAGCGAATTCTTACGCGAATCCGTTATGGAAAGGGCCGATAAATATCAGATTGCGATATGTAATACTACTGGTATGATGGCTGTATATAACCCATCTAAGAATATTTTTATGAGTCCAATGGCTGATGGTCCATTGAAATTTACTGGTTCATTAGACGGAAACGAACAACACTTGGAACAAGTAAGTAAATTTGGCCGTAATTTCAGTGTTGTAAATGTTCCTTATTCCTACAAATTGTTACTACAAGAGCTTCAAACGATGAACGTTCAAATGCGCTTAATTACTGATGATAATATAGAACAAATGGAAAGTATGTCATATTCAAAAAACATTGACCGTTTAACATTTAAAACCGATTTCTTACCACAAGACATAGTTCGCGAAACAAAATACAATATTAATGCGAGTGAACTAAATAAAGCAAGACGAGAAAATATAACGATGACACCTGATACCCCCGAAAGTCCAGTATATGCGCCCGGAACACCAGGATCACCAGAATACGCACCAGGGTCACCTGAATATGCACCAGAATCACCTGGATATCCACCGGTGTCACCAGAATACGCGCCTGGAACACCAGGCTCACCAGAATACGCACCTGGAACACCAGGCTCACCAGAATACGCACCTGGAACACCAGGATCACCAGAATACGCACCTAGAAGCCCAGCTGGTATGACTGAAAATATAAAAAACACATTTTCAAACCAATTACAACAAGATATATATGGTAGTCCAACCCCCGAGAAACCCGAATTTAATGAGTTATCAAAACAAGCCCACGAATATACAGTAGGAGACCAAGTTCACTATAGAGGAGATGAAACCCCAAACCGTATATGGAATGTTGCGAATATTGGTGACCGATTCTTGAAAATAGAGACAAATACCCCTAGTTTGAAAGATCCAGACACAATAAAATTAGTAACTGCTTTAGATATATATAGAACAAATGGGTATGAATCTTCTATGACTCCTACAACGCCTCCTCCTCCGCCATCCACAGAAAGTTCAATTGATGGTGGTGCGATGAAACTAAACAGTAGTGCGGGAATTCATCAACCGCCACCAATTAGTATAAAAATAATAAACAACGGTAATGATTTTTCAACCGATAATGACGCGCAACCAAACGATACAGTAATACGAAACGGTGAGAATAATGTGGTGGATGAAGGAGTAGTATCATTTAATCCACCTATAGAATACGAAAATACAAAGACTAATACCGAATCATCGGATACGAATAATTCTGGAAAATTGGACTTTGATAATTTAGTTGTTAGAAAGGTATAGAAAATTGAAATCGAATATTATTATATAAAAGTATCAACTTATTTATATAATAGAATGTCAAGCACTAACACATCAACAACCAATAGTCGGATTTTAAAGTTGTTTAAGTCCCGAAACACTCTAATAGAACAATTGGATAATTTGAATTATGATACATCAGAGCACATGGATTTTAGTATTAATGAAATTGATGCGATGAATAACAATACCCAATTGGATTTTACTATCGGACATAGAACTGATAGTCGTAAGATACACGTAAAATATTATTTAACATCAAAACAAATTAATCGTGCGAATTTAGACAATATCGTAGAAGACATATTCAACATTGATAATATTATTACAAAGAATGACACATTGGTTATTATCATCGAAGACGAACCAAACGAAACAACCATAAATAAGATTAAGTATCTATACAATCACGATGGTATATTTGTGGTAATCCATAATATTAATAGACTTCAATATAATATTTTAAACCATACATTAGTGCCAAAATGCGAAATTTTAGGAAACACTGAAATAGACGAATTGAAACAAAAATACAATATAATGAATACAAAACAGTTACCTGAAATATCTAGATTTGACCCCCAAGCATTAGCAATGTGTATGCGTCCAGGGCAAGTTTGTAAATTTAAACGTGAAAGTTCTACCGCATTATTTTATGATTATTATCGTATTTGTAT